TTATTTCTCCTTTATCCCAAAGCTATAGCCAATGCAACCGAATTTGCTTCAGCAGTTGCTTCGGTAGTTGCACCAATATCACTTAATAATTCTGACGCACTCCTACCCTCGATAGAAGTACCACTTACTTTCAAGAAATCATCGTCAGCTACACCAGATGTAAACGTAGCAACATTGCCACTTGATATTCCTGATGTTGGTATTTGAGAAGTAAGAGCTATCGTACCAGTTGTTGCTGGCATTGTAAGAGTTATATTACCGCTAAATGCAGAATGAGCTGGTGCTTGTAGCTGTGCGTAATGAGCATTAGAACTTTCGCAATAAAATCTAATATAGGATTGAGCACCACCATTCTTTAAATCTATAGCACCAGTTGATATATCTACGTTGCCATCAATCTGTACAACTCCAGTACCATTTGGTGTTATTGATATGTTTCTATTACTTGCCGATACAATGCTATGCGTAACTACATCTAGATTACCACCAAGTTCCGGTGTACTATCTGATGATAAATTACCAAAAGCACTTGCCGCTTCCCACCCACCAGACTTATACACTTTAAGTTGATTAGCTGTAGTATCAAATACCAAGTCACCAACATCGAGGGAAGAGCTAGGCTCAGAGGATGCTACTCTGTATCGAGCCGCAAAATCATTTACACTTGATAGATTCGTTGCAACAGAATTAACATTAGAAATATCAGTAGCCACACTTGATATGTTTGATATAACACCTGATGCGTTGAGTGCCGCCATGTGACCTACAACAGTAGATGTTCCTAAATTACCCATTGCTGTTACGTTTGCAGATGTTCCAAGAAATCCCATGTCCTCTACAACAGCAGATGTACCTAATAATCCCATGTCTGTAACAACAGCACTTGTTCCCAACAATGCCATAGCAGATATGTTGCTCGATGTAGCTAACAATCCCATATCTTCTATAACTGCTGACGTAGCAAGCAAGCCCATGTCTTCTACCACAGCAGAAGTACCCAATAAATTTATAGATGTTGTAACCGCTGACAAAGATTGAACAGCAGTAATAGTTGGTCCAGCTTCTGCCGCACCAGTAGTAGCATTAAATCCTAATACTGTGCCTACTCTTGATGCTTTGAGAGGTAGCTCCATAGATGCAGAAGAATCCTGATCTTGAAGACGTATAGATCGACTAAGCGTATCATTTCTATCAGCATCAATAGCAACTAATCTATCTAGCTCTGTGTTGAGAGTGGATATATTAAATGCTCCTGATGACGGAAAATCTGTTGTTCTCTCAAGAGCTATATCTCTTGTAATTACAACTGTTGATCCACCAGAAGCTCCTGTAACAGACATTGTAACCGTTCCTGTTGATCCACTTCCACCAGAAACTGTATAATGAGTCGTTATTGTTTTAAGAACATCATCAACATATACTTTTAAATCAGCATCTGCAAAAAACTCAAAGGTTACTGCAAAAGATGTAGTTGTTTGACCTTGTGAAACAGAGTACGAAACTCTGGGATCATTTTGATTTACTGCTATTGTCATATTTGAACCTTACCTTTAATCGAATTTTTCGTCAAGAGCCGCAGCCCAATCATTAACGTGACCCCTTATATAAGGCAATGTGAATCCTGGGGTTTTTTTAAGAAACATTCCCATGCCTTTACCCATATCACCAGTAACCATTTCATTAATAGCTTGATAAATATCAGTAACGTAAGAAGGTCCAGCACCCATCAATCCAATACCTTGCTCGATTGCAGAGTCTTGATATTTAGGTGAAATAAATCCACCAGTTATATTCATATCATTAACCGCAAGCATTGTATGAAGAGATTCATAGAACAAATCAGTATATATTGCCGCCAATCCAGAATACTCAAATGCTCTCAACATCTTATCTTGAGGATCTAATTCATCCCAAATATAATCAGGTGTTCGAAGATATTGAGAAAAGTATGCCAACCCTATACCAACCATTGGAGCCATAACTCTGCTTTTTAAAGCACCTTGTGTATATGCCGCTGTAACTTTATTTGTTGCCGCCAAAGCATAAGAATAAAATTGAAACGGTAAACCAAGTATTGGAATATCAAACTTTACATAGCCCGGATAGTCAGGATCTGGTTTAAACAATCCTCCAAGACCAGCTTTTTGCATTGTACTTTCTCTAAAAAATACAATTCCATCAACAATCTTTGGTTTGTCTGCTGGTGTTCCCATAAGAACAGCATTTAAAATACCACTTGAAACACTATTACCAAAACTTTCTGCCAACGCTTCTTCACCAGCATCAGCCCATGCATCAGTATTCCCCACATAATTACCATTTGGCGTTTTTTCTATTACGCCATCTTCATATAATTTCTTTATCTTTTTTGCTTCTCTCAATCCAATATTATATCGAAGCAAATACTCTTTCTCAAAAGGACTGACTTTACCATCAGCCCACTTAATAGCTGACTCAATAAAATGATCTGTTCGAGCCAAACCATCAAGCCTTTTAAGAATAGTAGTAACTGGTGCTAATCCATTTAAAATATAAAAACCATTCTTAGCTTGATCTATATATGAATCACTCATGCTATTAAAGCTCATATCATTTACTGCTCTTTGCTGAGAAGTGCCAAGAGTAATATCAATAGCTTCACCTTGCTTTTCAATATTTTTTATATTTCTTTTCATTGCTGGGTTTATTGAAGCATCAAGAATTGTTTTCAAATATTTACCAACACCATGATTCATCATACTTATTGCTGGTTCTGCAATAGTAGAGAATATAACTGGACCAAGATAACTCAATTGAGCACCAGTTCTTGCAAGATTAACAAGATAGTTATTCATAGAATAAGGATTCTTGTGCAGTCTCTCAGTAACAACTCGATCATACATATATCGTACTTGTAAAAAGTGTCGTTGTGCATCAGCTACAGTATGACCAGCTTCTCGAGCAGACTCAAATATCTCGTCTTGTATATCGTCAATAGTTTTTTGCGTACCAAACTTCTTTTTAAACTCAACCATACCAGAAGTTGTATTTACATATTTTTTATATACTGCTATCGGATTTCTATGAATAAACTTAAGAATTTTTGCATTTGAAATATCTAATATTCTATGACGCAAATGCTTTGACACACCTTGACCAACAAACATTTCATCAATATTTACTTCTTCCTCTAATAAAATTCTATCTGTTGCTTTTTTAGCTAGTTCTGTAGCTTCTTTTCGAGATAAATTTTTTTCAATAGTTTTACCTTTATTCATTATAATAAATGGACGTTCTATCAAATCATCAATGAGTATATTTTCAAACTCATCTCTATGTTTTCTAATCATTGTATGATGATAATTTCTTGGAAAATAAGGCTCAGACTTTTCATGACCATAATATGTTTTTCCCTTTGCAATATTCTCTAACTCAAGAGTAATATCAGCAACCTCATCATTGAGTTGTTTTATTCGTGCCTCATAATGCTCAATATATTTATTAAACTTTGCAAGAGTTTTTGGTTTTAAATTACTTTCTGGATTTACAATTTTTTCACGAAGTTCCCTTATAGCTACTTGTTTTTGATCTATGTCTAATGCTAATCGTGGTAACTTAGCTTTTAGAAAAGTTTCTCCCCCAATCAACCCTAAACTTTCCTTCTCCATTCTTTCTTTTTCCCAATGCTTTCTCATGTAAGCAATAGCACCATTTTCAGCATCAGAATCAGCAACAGTATTTGTAATATAATGAGTAAGAATTTTGTCATAGAACTCTTCTTCAGATAGTTGTTGACCGCCACCCATCTTTTTTCTTGCACTCAAATAATATTTTTGCCATTCAATCTGACTCATAGACAATAAGTTGCCAGTATCAACCTTACTCATACCAACGCTTTCTAAATAATGATTTCTCATATTCATTACAAAATCTCTGATTCTGCCTTTATGAGCCGCCTTATTTTGAAAAACACTATTCCCTAGCATCCTACCACGCTTATGCATTTCTAAATTCAAACCGCTATCAAATCCAATGTTCAACATATTATATTTTGCTATACCAGTAGCAGTCTTATCAAAAAGCAAATCTTTTATTGGATTAAATATTCCTTTAAACAAAGGACTATTAATGTATATATTAGAATCAAAATTGAATTCTTCACTTTGCTTATCAATAGCTTGTCTACGAAACTTTATTTCTTGAAGAGTATTTTTTTCACGATTTATTAATTCAGTTCTGCGTAGAGGTAACGCTTCAAGTTGGTCTTCAAGCTGTTTCTTTTCTATACCGTAAGGAGTTTGTTTTAAATATCCTTGAGCTTGAGCCTGATGATCTTTGTTTTTGGGGTCATAATCTTCATTAAGTTTTTTGCCATATTTTTTTCCTTGAAATCCTCTATCTTGCACATCTTTTAATCTATAAGCTTCTCTTAGCTTAAGTTTATCTAGTTTTGCTTGAACTTGTTTTATTGTTTTATTTATTGCTGGTATTGCTACTTCAAAATGTTTTTTATCAGATTTAAGTTGATCAGCATCATCAAGAGTTTTTATAGTCTTTGCATCAAACTCTTTATTATTTATAACTATTTTTTCTTTTTTGCCAGTTAGCACAGCTTCAGAATCTTTAAACAACTTTGAGTTTTGAGAAAAGTCTAGTTCAAGTTGTCTTTGTTTTAAGTCATCAACTTCTCTTTGAATATTTGCTTCGGTTTCTGCAACAGGCTCATCAACTTTTTTAGCCTGTGCTTTTATTTGTTGGGGAGAGGAGAGTATTTTTTCTCTTTGCTCTATACCCTTTTTTACATTCTTTGCTTCTATTTTTACATTATCAATATCTGTTTTTCGGTAGAAAGTTGGCACAACATCTTCTACATTTCTTGCTCCAGAGTTTTTAAGATTTGCTTGCTCAAAAGCATAAGTAGTGAAATCAACTTCTTCATTGAGCTTTGCTTCTTTTTCAATGAATCTATTGTTTTGATCTCTTATCATTCTTGCTCTGCGTGTTAATGGAATACTTATAACGCCACCCAGCAATGCACCAAATGTTGCCGCTGAACCAACACTCATTGCAACTTCTCCAGGGGTCGCAAGAGGATCAAAGGGATAACGAGTAGCCTCAACTGCACCAACTATTGCTGCTGTACCAACCCCTACTCTTACTGCTGATCGTGCCATGCCAATAGTTGGACCACCAAAAGGTAATGAAACTAAATTAATAGGATCAAGAAAAGCCGCACCTAAGTTTTGAAAAAATCCAGAGTCTTGAATTATTGCTCTTCTTGCAATATTCTCATCAAGAACTCTTTTTTTAAAATTAAAATGCTCTATGTTCTTTGTGTTTGCAAAATAATCTGCATGCTCTTCATACCCTTGTATTAGCTCAGGGTCAAAAGGATTGAAGTCAGGATCAAATTCTGGTTCATCAATCTCACCGCTAAATAATCTTGCTCGATTATTAAAAATACCAAGAGTATTAAACTCCATATCTTCTTTAATTGCTTCTACTTGACTATCATAACTAAATCCAAACTGAGCTTTTGTTGTTTCCCAAAAGGTAGGATTTAATCTTTCTCTTTGACTAAAGCCTTCAAAGTTTGGTTCTCCACTTGGATAGTAAAATTGGTCAACAAGAATATTGCTATAGACTGGTTCACTCATCAGTCTGTCACTCCATTTTTACGAAGTATCTCTTGTCTTTCTTTTTGTGCTTCTCTTAAAATTCTTTCTAATGCTACATCATATATACCATCTTGGTTAAAAGCATTGGCAATACTTCTTCTTGTAAATATCATTGGAACTGTTTGATCTTGCTGATTTTGCACAAGAACTGGTTTTGGTTGTCCTTGAACACCATCATAATAATACGCTTGATAAACAACTTCATCTTGTTGATTAGTTGGTTCAGCAACAAGAAATACTTTTTTAATACCTTCTTCTTGAAGAAACTTCTTAATTGCCTCTGGTGACTTTTCTTCTAAATTTGCAAGCTGTCGTTTATAGCGTTCTCTAAACCTACTTGATAACCCAGCAAGTTGATCTTCAGGAACTTCACTATCAAATCTTGAACCAAAGATTTCCATAAAATCCTTAGACATAGATACTTCAGGATCAAATAAAAATCCTTCAGGTAATGTATTGTTTATATAATTGATTGCTTCAAAATACAGCTCACCAGTAAAATATTTATTAAGATGATATTTAGTATGCCTAATACCTCTTACATTTTGCTGGCTATAATCTAAAATGTTTCCATCAGTTTCTTGAAACTCTGTGTCCATATACTCACGAACAAAGTTTTTAAAATCCTTAAATACTTTTGTTGGATTTTCTGTTCGACTGTTTGGAGTCATTATAAAATTACCCCAGTAAAACTTTGCTAAGTCTTTTACTTCCTTTGGGAAAACTGCATTTTTATTTAATGCACCAGTCTTTTTAAGCAAAGCATCAACAACAGTATCTATTCTAAAATTTTCTCCATCCCCTACATCAAGACCTAAAGGACGCACCAATGTATTTAAACTTGACCGCATATCCTCATTACTCATTGCATTTAAGTTGCGAAAAGTATTTAACAAAGGCGATTGATCCATAACAGAAACATTGCCATCATCATCTTCTGTTACCATTCCAGTAACTCTTGCAACTCTCAACAAGGTACGAAACTTAGAAATCTCTTCTGTATTCTCTAAAACTGGTAAACGTCTGTTACTTAGCTTATCTCTCATGCTCGTTAATCTATCAACATGAGTCATCATTACACCAAGCTCATCATTACTTAGATTCTCATTATTTTCTAATAATGCCATGAACTGTTGACTAAAATATCCGTTACGCATCAAAGTATATATTTGACCCATCATTGGGTTGTCTTCAGTAATTGGTTGTAGAGAGGCTGGACTTTTTAAATAATTTATTAGGTTAGCATCAGGAGTTTGAGTTGGATCGTAGTCTTCCCAGTTATTTCTTACAAGTGGCTCTAATATAAGATTATCAATCTTTTCACGATCTCCAGATTTTGGAACATGAGAACCTTCAATAACTTTTACAATAAAGTTTCTATTCTTCATTGCTGTTGTTAAGCTACCACTTTCTGTATTTAATGCACCCACAAGAGCAGTTAGCTTTGTGTTCAATCCAGAAGAACCCGGTATTTTATAAACCTGATCATACGCCTCAATAAGATTAGGAGGTATCTTTGATCTTAATTCTTCAGATCCATCAGATCTTACAAAATTTATAAGATCTTTTACCATTTGAATGTTGTCAGTATTTATACTAACTAAACCATCTTCTCCTCTAACTAACCTTACTCCATCACCAGCTACTTGTGATACTTTACTTATAAAGTCATCTTCAGAAGCATCAGCTCGAAGTTGTTCAAATGTTGTTTTATATCTTCCAACTAGAGCTAAAGATATCTCAGACTCTTTTCCTTTCTTAAATGCATTTTCTATTTTTGTTACAAATGTATCAACAAGAGCTTGTCCCTCTTCAAATTTACCATCTTTAAATAATTCTTCTACTCGACCAGATAATGAATAGTATTCGTTCTGATAACTAAGAGCCGCTTCTTGCACTCTTTTACGAGTTTGTTCATCAGTTATTTTTTCTAATGCTCTTACAATTGCCAGCTCATTATCATTTCTCAATTCTTTAGTTGACCCTAACTGCTGTATAATAGGACGATTGAATTGAGCAAAATCAATCTTACCATCAAATTCATTATATAATTTTTTTGCCAATGCTTTAGCTTCTTCTGTCATTGGACCTAGAGGCTTTAAATCAAATCCAACTGGATTTTCATTAAGAGCAGATTCTCTACCAGAATTGAAATATTGCTGTAGCAGATTAAAATGTTGAGAGTTCAAACCCATTTTTGAAAACTCTTTTGCCGCTTTATTTGCAATCTTTGTAATCATTCTATTTTTTGCGGCAGTAACATTATCTATGGAATACGAACCATTAGAACCTGAAGCTAAGTTTTCTCCTTGATTTTGGAAATTACTAATATCAGACATCGTAATTTCATTTAATGACTTTTCTGTAATTGCATCCGATAATTTATTTACTTGAAGAAGTATATTATTTCTTGCGTTCTTATCTTTCCCTTCTGTTTTTGTACTTTTGAGAAATGATTTTTTTCGATCTATAATACTATTAACAACACCAACTACTTCTTTTTTATTGTAAATTGAAAACTTACTGCGTATATCTTTAAGCTCTTCAAGAAGATCTAAGTCACCAGTTACTGTCCCATCTTCCTCAACCTTTGCTATATTATCTCCACCAATACCATGCTCTAAATATAGCTGAACTGCTGTAAGCTCTGATATAGAATCAAGATCTGGAGAAAACTCTTGCATCATATTTGTTGCTTGGTTGTGGAGAGTTAAAGCATCAAACCTTTTCTCAGCGGCACTTGCAACACCCTTTGCTCTAGCTTCTCCACTATATGATTCAATATTATGATAATCATCAATAGTATCTCTTAGTTGCTCAAGTAATGCGGCTTTTAACTTTGGGTCTGTTGTATTCTGAATCTCAAAAGCAAGTTCATTTTCTTTTGTAAGAGCCATATTTAAATGACGAGCATTTGCTACAGCAATATTCTTTAGAGTTAAATCAGCAACATGATCTGCTATAGTATACTTTGCAGTTTCTGTTATTAGTTCTTTAAATTTTTCTGGTGCTTGATTTACTATTTGCTCAGAATAGTTTGACATTACACTATTAAAAGATTGTGCCGACCCTACCTGACCAGAATACTTAACTCGATATTCTTTAGCTGTTTTCTTTAGATCATCCTCAACACTTCTCAAATACTTCTTTTCTGATACTGCGCGAAAAGCATCCTGTGCAACAGAACCCATATTCATAAAGACATCTGTAGAATACGCAGAAAAGTTTCCTTCTTCGTTTAAAGTATAAAACTTTTCTAGTGGCATCTTAAGGGCTTCTTCTTCACCCTTTTTGATAGCTTGCTTTTCCATCTCCTTGAAAGCAATATTATTTAGCTGGTTTACTTCATTAGCAATACCCAGCAATGCTTGTTCCTTTGCTCTGTTAGGAGCAAGAACACCAATAGGTTGATTCTGAAAAGATACTGTTTGTTTAATTACTTTTGCCATTAACTCTTATATTTTTGATAATTAAAATAACCTTGAACACCTGTGCTTACAGCTTTGAAGTATAGATATTTCTGTCTTTCTTCTCCAGCTTGCCTTGTTCCTATTGCATCTCTACGATATTTGTCATCGGTAAATAATGCTTGTCTGTCCATTCTCTTTACATCAACGTCTTTCTTTGCTTTTTGTTTTTCAAAGAATGCACCTAAACTTTGATCACCAGTATCTCTTCCTGTGCCTCCAAATAAATTAGCTTCATTTATATTTGTGTCTTCAAGATACTGATCTGTTCTATCATTGTGCATTTGTAGATACTTGATTGCATTTCTTTTTCTATCTTCTTCTATTTCTCTTGCTCGTCTGTCGGCATCTGCTTTTGCTGCATCAGCTGCCGCCATTGTTCCCATTACGCTTGCAACAGTTCCTACTGCTGATAATAGTTGTAAAAATACTGGCATTAGAATGCTATCTCCGCTATAAGTGAATTTATTTGTAATGATAATGGTGCTGTTTGCGATACAGTTACTTGAGGATCACCACCAAATCCCAGCAATCTAAATTCTTTTTTGCCTGTAACTGGTGTTCGAGCTAAACTAAAATCATCTGTTACCTGTCTAATAATCAATTCATTATTATTTACGTTGACGGATAACGTATTGTTTAGATCGAGAACAACTCTCTGTACTGTTCTTGGTTCTGATGTAAGTGGACCATCTGCTACTTGAGCATCAATAGGATTAGTAATTAAATTTACATTAAACTTTAAACCAATCTCAGCAGAAGATAATGCAGAGTCTACCGAGGAAACATCCACATTGCCACCAGACACAGTAAATGAACCAAGATAAAAAGTACCATTAACCACATCAACCACAGCTCCATTGGCGAAATCAGAACTAACGCTGAAGACCCCATTTGAGCCAGAGTAAGTCTTAGCCAAATCCATATTAAAACTATTGTCAAACTCGACCAAAAAATATTTATTCGTGCCATCACCTTTATCAAATTTAACAACAGCATAAACATGAGTATCTATAACACATACAGAATGGAAACTACCTTGTGATGTAAACTGCGTATAACCAGCTCTCTTCTCCACTCTATTAGAATTAAATACAGCAAGTGTACCATCAGCATCCACAATAAATAAATAGTTTTCTGCTCTGCCTATAGCTCCTGATAACATTGCCATTTGTACAGGTGTCTTTATTAAATGACTTGAGAGTGTAGAAATAGAGTTACCAGTATAACCTTTTACAGCGTCAGTAAATATAAACTCTCTAACCATTGATCCAGAACTATCAACAAATACTGTTGCTCCATCATATATATAAGGTCGAAGAAAAGAAGAGCCAAAAGATGTTTGTCTTTCTATAGATGCATTTGTTGGTGTAGTTACTTGTCCTTGTAATGCTGGAATAATAAATTCATCAGTTGATGTAAATACATGTAAGTCTTTGTTTGATATAATATGACGTATAGTATTTATCTCACCAATAGCAGTAGTAAGATCAAGAGCATCATTATCTTCAGCATCACCTATATCAAAGTTAAAGAATGTTCCAGTCTTACTTCCCCATAATCCATCAGGCTGTCCAAGTGTGCCTCCATACCATAAACGATTCTGATGAAAAGCTACTGCTCCAGGGAATCCTCGTAGCGAAGAATAGGATTGTTCTTTAAATTCTATTGTTGGTGCATGAGTTTCTATATTAGGCGTACCTCCACCAGCAGTTGCACTTGTTGCATTTGCACCAGCAGTAAATGTAAATTTATTTTCGTCTATTACTTCTGCTACAGTTCTTGATCCATTGAGATTACTTGGTGCTATACCCCCAGCAGAAGAAGCATTTGATAATGTAAAAGCATCACTTGCAGTAAATCCGTGATTAACTAATGTCACCTCAACAGTTCCAACGCCCTCTGTTGTTCTAAAAGAATCAGCAGTAATCCTTCTTTTTAAATTTCCAAATACTGTGCCAGTTGCAGAAGTTGCTGACTGAACAGATGTTATCTTTATCTCAGAGCCAAAATATCTTAGTGTTACATTAACATGCTTAGAGTCTGGGTAATCCCCACCACTTTGCGAACCAGTTGTATCAAAGTAAGCAGAACTAGTTGTAAGAGTAATTCCTGTCCCACTCGATGCCGAAGGATCAAGTGTTACACCAGCCGATGCAAATCCAAAGTAAGGTTGGTGAATGAGTGTATTAGCAGAATTACCATCAAATGTTTTTGTTTCCATTTGAAATGATGTAAGACCAGTTCGCACAAGTTTTCTTACCATAAATGTATTATGAGCAAGAAACATTGTGTCACCAGACTGAGCATAAGTAAGCTCATGGATATTATCATGCGTTATAGGCAAAGCACTACTGCTTGTATCTTGTGTTACAGTTGCCGCTAAAGTAACACTAAAAGATGCATCCACTCTAAAAACTCTTATCTTTAAGTTTTCTAATGAAACAATATAGCGTTCATCATCAGAAAAAATAAAAGGAACCAGCCTATGTTGCTGGACTTTTGCTGTGTTTACTGTGGTATCAAACTCATAAATATTCTTTAATCCCATACGCTTTATAATACCACCCTCTGCTCTTAGAAAAAAATTCTCTACTTTCTGAGCTGAGTTTTGATAAACTTGAGAATCTGTTCTGGATATAAGTGATGGACTAACTTCACCAAACTGAAAGTTAGAGATAGGAACTCTGAGCTTCCGCATTATGTTCTCCTATCAATTAAGAATCTACTGGTTACTAGCTTTCTTGTTGTTTGCTGTTGTGAGTCTACACTTCTTGCCTTGAGCATCATTTGGTTTGCCATGCCAGCCATACCATTTGCCAAAGATACATCTCTTGCTATTGATGTTGCATATACTTGTGCTAAAGCATAAGACACAGCCATAGTAAAATAACTTGGCATAAACTCTTCTGATACTCTAAATGTATAATCAGCTACTACTGTATCACTTGTTGCAGTATCAGCATATATCATTGATCCATATATTTGGTACTCTATTGGAGTATCATTTACAGTTACAGCATGAACTAATAGTGTGTCTGTTGGTAATTGATAAGCTAAAGCGTATCGAGCTGTAGGAGCATCAGTTAGCCTATTTACTTGTTCTTGATTTGTTGAGAATCTCCATCGAGCATTTGTTAATGAAGTTCTTAGTATATCTTCATATACGTTTGCAGATACTCTTGATTCAGTTGTCCCATCATCAAATGATGTCATAGGCTCTGCACCTATTAGGATCAAACCTCTATTGCATATATCTATTGCTGAGTCTGCGTGGGTACTAACTACTGCCATAATAGAGTAGGGGGATTTCTCCCCCTATCCTTAATCGCCATCAGTTTCTACTATAACCGTTCCATCAGAAACGTCTACAACAGTACCAGTATTTGACAATACATTAACCTGATGAGTGGTTGGTGAGTTGGTATCTTTTACATAGATAGTATCACGAACCTTCAACATGTTAGCGGCACTATTAAAGTAACCAGATGTATTGACAGTTCCGATTGCATCTGCGGTATTATATGTCCACAAATTTCCATTGGAATCTCCAGCCATTCTGGATAATCCACTTGCTGCATAAGCCATTAATTATCTCCTATCAATTATTATCAAGAAGTTCATAGATACCATTGTCATCAATAACAACAGCACCCATAGACATCATTGAAGTTGCAAGATGTGATGCTCTTTCAGCGACATAATTTATCTCTGTAGAAACATCAGAGTTCACACCTAGACCAATCGAGGTTGTATGATAAGCCATATTCTTACCAGCTGTAACAGCAGAAGTAGAGAATATGTTGAAGCCAAGAAACTGCTTCATTGTCATACCACCAGCAAATGGAAGATTCTGCTCACCAACAAAGTCAGATGATGCAAACTCATTGATTAAGAATAAGTCTGCAAATCCCTTTGGGTGCATAGCAATATATCGTCCACCATCTTCTGGGATATTAGCTGATCCAAATGTCTCAAATGTAGTTAAAAGATCTGCTTTCTCGACAGCAGAACTTGTATCATGTATTTGAGTTGAGTTAGCTCCAGCATCCATAGCAGTATAAAGAATATCGTCAGTCTTTCTACCAAGAGCAGCAGCCGCTGAAGTTGCAACAGCTTGTCGCTCGTCTATGTTTGTCTTAAGTTCATCTAATTTATCAATGAACTCAGCCGCATAAAAGTCACTCATGGTTGCTTCCACAGTTGTGTGTGCAAGTTCCATTGGTGTAACCAAACCATTTCTAGATTTTGTAGATGCACTACCAGTTCCAATCTTTTGAAAACGGACTACGTTTCCAGCTACATTGCCAACAGTACGCACAGTATTCCTTAGTTTAGAACCCATACGCTGGTAAGCCATGTGAACATCAGACTCAAACTGCTTAATGAACGCTACATCAATTGTATTCGCCATTTCAAGCTCCTATTAAAAGTTAATTTTCACCGCCTTGATTGTCCTCTTGCACCTCAATGTGATTGTCCCAAAGGGTCACTCAATGCATTATGGGTCTTGACTTATCTATCTTTGTATCAATTTTATCTAAATTGCAATAAAAAACTCGATAAAAATGAAAGTCATCTAGGTAATAAGGTTGTTTTTCTACCTGAAATCCAATACCAGCAAGCCACATAACATTTTCCCAATGGTCTGATGGCACATAATTTTCCACTTCATCATAGTGTTTTACTAAAAATGATAAGGCAATCTTTGCATGTTTAAATACTCTTAACGGCATTTTCTTTAGGTCTTTTGTCCCAAGAAACCATATGCGACCCATCTTATAATAATCATCTAATGGAGTAACTCCACACATAGCAACAGGAATATCTTCATTAGTAATAGTAAATCCAGTTGCACCTTCTTCAACAAAAGGAACTTCGAGTGCCATCTTTGGAGTAACACCAACCAAAGCACACTCTCTAATATCTTGTAATCTCATATTGTCTGCAATAAAGTCTACATCAGAAGGTAGGCAAGGTCTTAAAGCTAATGAACCTTTGCGTATGAGTGGTTTCATTATCTATATAACTTTTTAAAACCGTCATCTACTTGAGCTACAAAAGCTGGATCACGCTTTGCAACATTCCAATATCTCTCATCAGACATCATTGTTCTTAAATTTTCTTCTGAAAGATTAGAGGCAACCTCAGTATTCGCAAGAACACTTGAGCCTTTTAAAGCATTCATAACAGTTTCCATAGCCTTAACACCTTCAGCAGTTGCACAAAGATTTGCTATTTCTGCGTGTTGCTCTGCTGGGAAAAACTTGTTTGACCACATCTCGACAGCTTGAACTCTTTGCTGTCCATTATCACCAAGCTGTTGCATTTCCTTCTGTGGATCTGTCATGCCTATGTTTGCTACCTTCTTATACATCTCAATGCCTTCAGCAAACTCGTCTTGGCTATATCCATTTTCAAAAGCCTGATCAGCCCACCACTCAAGTAACTCGTTGCTTTTTGCTAACTCATCATCAATACCTTCAGGTAATATGTACTCACCTTTTGTTGGTGGTCTATCTTTATATGCATCTGCCTCAAGCTCTTGCATTATATTTGTTCTTATATCTTCTTCCTTTTGGCTTATCTTGCCTTCAAGTTGAGAATAAGATTCTGCCATGTCTTGTGCTGATTTAAACTTTTCTGGAAGCCATTCTGGTCTTTCTCCCATTGAATTTATAGGTTGATCTTCTGTTGTTGGTGCTGGTTCACTTGTAGGGGTTGTAGGGGTTGTAGGGGTATTATTAGACTCTACTTGTTCGCTTACTGTTGTTTGTGTTGTTTCTTCACTCATTTGTTCACCTTATGTCCATGTTGAATACGTCTTTCTATTAAACCAACAATGTATCGACTACCCTCTGCATGACGTAAAACTTCATCAGTCACAGCCGATCCATGTACAGCTTCTATAGTTATACTTCTTAAATACTTTAATACTTCCGTACCATTTGGAGTGCTAAATAAAGAAGCAAAATTTAAAGATATTTGCTCATCTGTTAATTGTTCTCTTGGGTAACCATCTAAAGAACTTAGTTTAATTTGCTTGTTCATTTGCCATACTTTCTTGCATTCCTTGTGCTTGTTGCATCTGTTGTTGCATTTGTGCCATCTGTTGTGCTTGCTCTATTATTTGTCTACGCTCTTCAGGATCTCTTATTAAGGAATCAGGAACTCCATATTTCTTCGCTAGATGTGCGGCAGTTTCTTCAGCATTAATAAGAAGATTAGTAACTTGTGGTCCGAACTGAGATTGTATTAATTCTAACCATCTTGCTATTGCAGTTATATCAGCATTAGCTTGTGATTGTGCTAGTGGTGAAACAGATCGTATTTTTACTTGGCTTCCGTTGAGAGTAGGTAGCTCAATACGGCCTTGCTTCTTAAGTATATAAACAACTCTTTGTAATATTGGTTGTACCATTTCTGCTTGCAGTTTCCCAAAAGCAGATCCAATACGTCTACTTAAGTCAGCCATTCTTTCTGCTATCTCAGTTGCACTAGCTGGTGTTCTTTCTGGACTACCAAGCATATCATTATACAATGCTTTCTTTATGTTTGTCCTCATATCGGACAATACAAAGTTTCCAAAATCCATTGATCCAGCTTGACGTATTGGCTGTAACCCAGCGGAGTTTGGGGCTTTAGGAATTACAGTTCCAGGCACTAGATTAATAGTATCAGGATTAATGACTCCATCATCATCCATTTGATATATACCGGCAATAGACATTGCGGCATTCTCAAGAATATATTGGATTGTTAGATTGGTAGTTTTAATTGCACTCAATGTATTGAGAAGTGGACCTCTTCCATAAACTTCACCACTACAAGTAATCCAACGGAAACATATAAATGGGTTTGACCCAGTGCCATCAAGTGTTTCTTGCTTTAATATTTTTTTTGTTTTTGTTTCTATTACCACGCAATAAAAAGAGTCTTCATTTATTTTTGTGTAATTCTTGCAAACAACTTCAAGTATTTTTGTTTTTGCATCAGGGCTAGTCATTACATAATTTGTAAGTTCTTGACCAAGATCGGTATCAGGAAACAAAAAAGGAAGATCAGAGTATCGAACATTACGTTCTCGATATACATGATCTACTCTATCATTTGGTCCAACATCTAATACAACGTGTGGAAGAGGTATGGCAGAAAAACTGATTGGATTAATAGCATCACCTTCATCAACATAAAGAACACCAGTACCAATAGCCAAATCCATAAACGATTCATGAACTGCTTGTGAAAAGTTTGAGTTCTGTAGTATCTCAAAAACATATTCCGTAACATCATCTAACTGATTGTTTAATCCATCTCTTTCTTCAAGGGGGACTTCTGAGCCAGCAACAAGATCAGCCCAACGAGCAAAGTTGGGGACAAGCCCTTGCTGGAGTCTTGATGCAAATTCTTGTACTCCGACAACAGCAGTTTCATCAAATATTTTTTCATCTCTACGTTCACCAACTGTCTTTGATCTAAACTGCTCACGCATTGGCATAGCATAATCATAACATTCATCAAATATATCTTCAAAGTTCTGACGTATTGTTTTTGCTTTTTCAAACTTCTCAAGAAAGGATTGAGCAAGTTTTTCTTCAGTATCAGGTAAAAATTGAAGCATTAATAACTCATCAATCCTGATTGATTTGTCTTAGCTCCTTGTGTAAGAAATCCAGAACCTCCAGGGGATGAAGTAAATAAAGAACCTCTACCTCTCTTCTTTCTAAAAACAACTCCACCATCATCATAAAATAAACTTGTTTTAACTGGCTGTTTTGATTCTATTTCTTTTTCTAAGGCTTCTTGTCTTTGCTCGACCTTTACTGCCTCTTCTTCTTCTTTTGCCGCTTTAGTTTCTTCCTTCACCTCTTGTCTAGGTTCAGGGGTTGGACTACTACTTCCACCAAAACACATTCTGCCCTCCTATAATCTATTCCAAAAAGAACCACTATTTCTACTAATACTAGGTCTTTTAAATAAATCAAAGCCTTTTCTTGCGTTGAACGCTTTGATTGGTTGCTGACCAGTCATCAAACTTCTTCCTTCTCCAGCACCTAGCATTAGATATTGCAAGGCATCATGGCAATGAGAATACATATTTTTCTCAGGTTTATCATCATATCTCTCCCCAGACACTTGCATTCTTCTATAGCAGTAGCCACCTTGGAATCCTTTAATAAGAGTAGGGCATCGTCTATCTATCATGAATGCTGGTTTCCCATCTGACATTTTAGTAAGTTGAGAAGAAACAGACTCTAACCTAAGATCAACACTATTGCTTGGAGCTGGTACTGCTTTTAATCCAGCACCTCTCATAATCTGAAAAGGAGTAGACTCATCTGTCTGCGCCCTAAAGTCACCAGCTGGATCACCATAAATATACACATCAAGACCAGAAAAACGTGTTGCTATCTCTTGTCTAAGTAACTCTGCAAAGCGAACTATACCCATATCAACTGCTACAATCTCAGACTGTATTAACCATCGACCTCGAACCTTTTGTCCAAAAACAGCAGAAGGAGTTAATCCAAAGTCAATTCCAATGTATAGAGGAACCCCAATAGCAATTGGTATCTCTTCTTCAGCAAGATGCGTATCTGATACAAAGTCTGGATATACTGGCTTACCTTCTTGTATTGTTCCAAGCCTGTTCATTACATAAACATCAATCCATGTTTTAGTCTTGCCGTTAATAATATTTGGGTAATATGTTTGAATAATGTTGCTTTTATTCTCAGCCTTTGGGTTCATCTTATATCCAGCAACATCGCCCTTTTCATTCTTAGTTTCTGTCATTGCAGAAGGTTGAACATAAAAATTCCAGTTCTCAGGTTTAACTAACATTACTGCTTGCTCTCTTGGTATGTGATCTGGGATAGGAACTTCTCCAGCCATAATAGCCCACCAATGATCTTCCTCTGGTGCGTTGGTATCGCAGATAACACCAGACCAGCTAGCACCACCCTCTCGCATACTTGGAAATCTACCAACACGCATAGTACACGCATCAATAATACTCTTGGGTATCTCTCTTGCCTCGTTTATCCAAATGCCAGTAAGTTCGAGAGAAAGAAGTTTCTTTACATCTTCTGGTCTATCGAGTGCTAAAAATATTACTTCGAGGTCGAGATCATTCATCTGTATGTGGTGAGTGTAAGGAACAGACCAATGAAACTTTCCCCATTCACTTTCTGGAAACCAATCTAGCCAAGTCTTTATTGTTGTTGTTCTAAGTTGCGGATTGGTATTTCTTATAACACACCAGCGTGATTTTCGTATTCCCTCATTGTTAGGCTTCTGCTCTAAGGCTCTTCTAAATAACTCAACACAACACGCAACAGATTTACCAGAACCAACTGGACCTCGAACGCCACGGAAAAAACTATTGTCCTTCATAAAATCTTTTAGAATTTTGCCATCAGGTTTGTAAGCAAACTTCATCTCAGACCTTTATCAATCCCAGCTTTCAATAATTTTTCTATAGCTTCTCTACCTTGAACCTCAATAATATTATCTAACATTTTATTGGTAATGAAGGAGGCTCCATGTTTTTCATCAAAGTATTGGAAGTGTATATCTCTTACCATTTGACGAAGCATCCTATGCTCTTCAGGTTTAAGAGTGTTTAAAAAACTCATGTAAACTTTCTATGGGATGCTGTCTTCTTTGCAATCTTCTTGGGTTGTTTGGCAACTTGTTTACCTTTACGCATTGCCGCCCTTTTCTTCCGAGTTGTGGCTCTGTATTCAGCATCAGATAAAGATTTAATTGCAGACTCTGGGAGGTATCTCTCGCCAGTCTGTAGTGAGGGTTTGCCAGATTTGGTTCTCCATTTCTGACGACTCCATGCCTTAAGACTTCTCTGGCTCTTTGCTAATGCCATCAGGTATATCCACCACCTTTAGCTTTATACTGCTTGGCTAACATCTGTGCCTTTCGTGCAGACCATTGCCCAGGATTCCCACCCTTGCCACTAGCCTTTATCCTACGAAAGAGCGATGCCCTCATCTTAGGTTTCGTATAGTTTCCAGCCGCATTAACTGCCATTACTTTTTCTTTTTAGAAGCCATTATCTTAGCTTGAAGGTTCTTTGGTAGAGTCTTCTGCTTTGCTGTCATACCAGAACCATTCTTCTTTGCTGGCGGTCTTCCCTTCTTAGATCCGTACGTTCCTTTTCCCATAGGCATGATGTTATCCTTTCTTTCTAAGTTTTTTTGCTTTGTTTCGTCTGCTTATTGCCGCGGCTTTCTTCTTTGCGTCGGCTTTGCTCGATGCTCCCCATGCTCTTAAGCTGAGAAGGAGTCGAGTTGGTCGTCCCTTTGAATCCTTTTCCGGTCCTCGCATTCCCCCCATTCTTGCCAGAAAGCTTGCCCTTCTTGGGTTGTCCCCTGACTTTACTGGAGCTTTTAGAGTTCCCTTCTTGTAACTTGCTCGACCTTTTGCGTTGAGTCCTCCCTTTGGATTCTTCCCTGCCTTTCTCTGCCAAGCTGGTGTCTTTGCCATTCAATCTTCCTCTTAAAGATGATACTAATACTGCTACACGCATAAGCAATCCTTTTATGTAGGTTAATATATTCATAGAGCTTTTTCCACTAAAAATGTTTGTACGGTATCTCTTGTACTATTATCGCCATGACTTTTGACCCCCTGTGCCTTGTATATGTCATATCTATACACAGACGCCCAGCTATTACGATAGGTCTATGTTGACAGAGATGTTACCTACATGGCTATGCATTACCTTATCTGGTGCTTTATAACCAGCCCTATCTAGTATATCTTTGCTTGCTTCAAGCTGTACATATTCACTCTTAGCATTGTCTGATAGGTGCATTATCCTTCTCAAAGCTTTCGTAGCATTTAATCCTATGCTTTGTGTAACTAACTGCATCATATACTGTTGCACATGTGGTAGTCTCAAAGTCTTTGTAGCAGTAACTCTACCACTTTCACCTTTGCTATATCCAGCTTCTTCTGATGCTTTTTTAATAGAACAATCAGTTGCTACGATTGTATCAACCAGTTTCTTTTGTTTGCTTGTAAGACCGTTGCTTTGCATCTCTCCCTTTCATCTTGCTATTAGCTATTAGCTCAACAAGGAATTTGCCATCATCAATTACCCATGTCAAGGTGATAATTCCACTATATCGTAAACAACAGCAGAACACCCAATGCACACCCAATGACAATCGCCCTTGATGCTCCCCCAAATCGCCTTGTCCAGTTTGTTGAATTCTTACTCATTTGCAATATACTCTGATCTTTTTCCATAATTAATGTCTGCACCATTATATCAAAAAAAAGGATTCGGGAACTAATTGCTCTTGGTTGCTTCGGCTTTTGTGCCTCATGGATGCTGTCGTTTACTGCTCTTGCTGTTGGTCCGAACGCTTTTTCTTGATGGGTGCTGATCAACATTAATTATGAAAAAAGGAGTATATTATGAGTAAAGAATTACAACAAAGCTGGACGGCAATTTTCCTCCACATCAAGAACGATTATCAAAGAACATATCATATAAACAAAATCCTAAAAGACTTGACATGGAAAATTGATAATAACAAATACCTTGCCGATCTAAAAGCAGAATACCTAGATGAAAGAGAGAGATGCAAAACAACTAATACTCTTTCTACTAAGTTTGAGAAATTAGATTCTAGATTAGCTGATGCTTTAGATACTGAAAAGGAAGTTATTGAGATCAGAGATTCCCTTCGAAAAGTAATGAAGACTCTGAACATTGAGGAATATCCGAACAGACACATCAGCGATTTCACACCACGAGTAGTTGAGGGTGACATCAAGACAGCTGAGCCAGCTAGTTCACAACCAAATATGTAACTTACACTCCTGAGCAAGAGGATAAACTGCTCTACATCGAAAGGAGGTGATTAAATGAAAAAACAAGAGATCTTAGATTATACTGTCGCTGATGATTTATTCATCAAAACACAGAGCGATATCATCATGGAACGAATGGTGAAAGTATTAGATGGCTGTATCTATCCTAGAGAAGCAAGATATGACATCGAAGAATCCTTATTAAGAATCTTAGCATATGGGAGAGAAAAGATATGATGCTCTTTGTAATAATATATTTTGCTATTGCCTTTGGTTTTCTAGGTTGGATTGTATACCTAACTAGACCAGAAGAATAGAGAACTAAACACCAGCTTGGTTTGTAATGATCCAAGTTGGTTTAGGGTGGTGGGTTTACCCCAAACTTTATCATTGGCAATCGTGGCTTAACGTCTGGATGTTTTCAAACGATTGCTTATTCAACAACATCATTAATGAATGGAGGTCATTATGGCTATGGAATTTACACCGCAGCAATTGGTTCACTTATCAGATGGAATTGCAGATCGAATGCAATTGTATCGAGAAAATGATCCACAAGAATTCAAAGAGTGCAAAGCATTGTTCAAAAGAATCAACGATGAATATATCAGAATGTTTGAAGCAGACGTAAAGAAACAATTAGAACAACTATCAAGAAAAGAAGAGGAGTCACTATGAACTATCTTGATATAAGACGACACTACAAATCATGCAAGATGACAAGTATCAATGATACAAGAGCTTATGTGATGCGTGGTGATCCATCAATCGAAATACATTGGTGGTCGAGAAACAATAAATTCGTATGCGTTGAATGGTACGATAAGCATTATGAACAGATGCCATTTGACACACTTGCCGAAGCTATGGAACATGGTCTAGGCAGAACAGTATCAGTAAACAGTTTGAACTAAGTATCAAAATCAACTATACTAAACAAAGGAGAAAGCAATGAGTAAAACAGAAGCACTTGCGTATGCAAAGGTTATCATCAATCAAATAAATAAAGCAGATCCAACTGCTATGATGTGTTGGGGAGTTGTCCCAGGTCATACATTATTTGCGTTACCAGAATCAAAAGAACGAAGAGCTGGTATAAAAATGATGTGTACTGGACACCTTCATCAAGGTCGAGTAGATGTAGATCTTGCTTGGTCTGATACTTACACCATTAAATATTACAACAAAGATGGTGATATCGTAGAGACTAAAGACATGGTTTATGCTACTGAACTATGCCGCATACTTGATCAAGACATCGAGAGCGGAGACAAAACACCGGTAAAGGATTTAGAAGTAATACTATCATCACCATCAGACGGAGTACTAGTTGCTGATGTTGCAAAACCAATGGAGAAAACTAATGAATGAATATTTTATTGAACCAAGAGCTGATACACAATGCGGATTAGTTCTAGCATGTATACGTTTGCATGGCTATATCACAGACAGAAAAGCACTAGAGTTTGGTTGTCGAAGACTAGCATCACGCATCCATGATCTAAACAAAAACGGAGCAGACATCATTGCTATTCGAGAAACTAAAAATGGTGTACACTTTGCACGCTATATGTTTCGAGAAGCATACGAGAAAGATCTAAAGTTGAGCTTAAATGCAGAGCTTGCTGGTCAACCAACACCTCCTAAGATGAAACCATTCTGGCAAAAAGATTATGCCAAGTATGCACAAGTCATATGAGGATATAGGAACATTTGTGTGGAACAAGTTGACACACAGTGTATCAGTTTGTCGTGACTACTTAGGGTATTCCGAATCAGGTATGCCCTATGTAGTAGATCACTTCCAGCTGAATGTAACCGATGTAAATGGTAACAAAGTAAAGAGTCCGCTGACAGAAACTGGCTATCGTTCGTACATGATATCAAGAAGATCAGAGCATTACGGTGGCACTACTCATTGCGATAAACCAACAAGCAATGAGGAGTTTCTGTCCAGCTTAAAATCAAAACTAGGCGATGAGCCACAACAAAAGGAGTTATTCTAATGACTGCACTAGAATCAAAACTAAAAAAAGATATGCTTTATTATGAGGCTATGGGTAATGACAAAGAACGTTTTCCTAGATATGGAGATCGTTATGAGTTTGAAAAAGTTGCACAGTATATCAAAACAATAATCGAGAAGTTCGAGTTTGTTGATATGATAAGACATGAAGAAAATTTACCTGAAGTTATTATCACAAATAACAAACACTATGGAGATAAATAGTGTCTCATCCAGTAAATGATGAAATAAAAACACAGGTCGAGGACGAGGTAAATGCTATGCCTTGCCTCGATCTTCTTAACTTTTGTGATGATGTAGGAATCAAAACTTCTGAAATGCCAATGGAAGAATTGATGGATAAAGTATCTGATTTCTTAATCGAACAAAGGATGCAACCATAAAAAAAGGGGAGGCTAAAAACCTCCCCAGTAAAAGGATTATACAATGAAGTCACTAACTAAAAACCAACTTCGTATACTTGCAACTATAGCTCTTTATACAGACAAGTCAAAACCAAAACCACCAACAATAACAAGTAGCATTATCAGAAAAGAGCTGCAAGATATGAAGCAAGGAACAATATCATGTACACTCAACCAGCTCGAGCATAAGTATGGATTTATAATATCTGTTCAGGTTGCTGATATAACTTGGCTTGCAAAGAAACATGCTAAAACACCTGGCACAGTAAGAAAATATTTCATTACCGCATTGGGTAAGAAAACAGTCAATTATCATTTGCTCCAACAAGCTAGTCGTGCTAAAACTTCTCTCTATGAAAAGTTATTTAGAACAACTAACAAATCTAACGGAGAGCAACAACATATCATTGCGTAAAGCATTTGAATGGGCTGGTTTATCAAAGACAACTTACTATCGGCAACTCAAAGGAACTGATCTAAGATATGGAACTGCTATCAAAATTGAAAAAGCTATTCAACAAATCGAAAAGATACAAGTCAGAAGAGCAACGACAAAGCAGTAAATGTATGGCTTGTGATAAAGTCACACCATACTTCGTTATCTTTGCAACAGGACATTTGGTTTGCCTCACTTGCTATGAGGAGGACAAATGGTTAGCAAAAGTAAAGCGAAAGGAAGCTATCACGAACGCTGGTTTTTAAAGCTTTGGAATAGTTTAGGAATAAAAACAAAGAAACAACCACTATCGGGCAGTCTAGGTGGTGAATACAGAGGGGATCTGACTATTGAAATAGATGGTCAGACTCTCTTTGTAGAAGTAAAGTATCGAGATAAGAGTTCGTTCCCAAACGTATTTAATCTTCTCGAAGATAGGGATATTGCTGTCTGTAAACGCAAGACTGGCGACCCTCGATACTGTGTAATAATTAGTGACCGAGTATGGGAATCAACATTCAAAAACATAATGAAAGGATAAACAATGGAAGACAAAAAAGTTATTGAACTAAAAAAAAATGATCGTGATCTTTTGGTATTTAGTTCGCCAAGAGAGGCGACAGAATCTCTGATTACTGAACTGAATGCATTACCAAATGTAGATGTCAGGAAGTGGAAATGGGAAGGTGAGCTTATTAGTGATGGAGTCGATCTATCAACTGCACTCAAAGCAGTATCAATCATTGATAAATATATGGAACCTATGACCACGAAACAAATACAAAATCAAACAAACAAATGGGTATATTTATTCTACAAACCCTACAACTCA